AGAGGATGCCAAAGGTAACTGGTTTCAATCCTCATGGCGACCTGCAACGGCTTGGGTATGCGTTGCTGGGTTCACCGTAAACTTTTTAATTAGTCCACTTGCAGCACCCTTTGGTGTTGTTGTCCCACAAGCGGACACAAGTGTAATGATGCCTGTCTTAATGGGTATGCTCGGACTAGGCGGTTTGCGCTCATTCGAGAAAGTGAAAGGTGTAAATAAATGAATAAACTAGAAGAACTACACGAAGTAGTAACAGATCAGCTACTAGCTAGGGTTCGCTCAGGCGAAGCTACGTCAGCAGAGCTGTCGGTTGCTGTTAAGTTCCTAAAAGATAACGGCGCAAGCACTGACGTAATAACTGCTGAGTCACCACTTGCTAACTTACTAAAAGAACTGCCGTTTGAGGAGGCGAAACACTAATGTCTGGATTATATGAAAACATAAACAAAAGAAAAAAGGCTGGCACTAGCCGTCCTAAAAGTAAATCTACGGTAAGTCCTAAGTCTTACGCAGCTATGAAGATAGGTTTTAAGAAAAAGGGAACAAAAAATGTCTAACTTAGATTCTTTGAAGCTGAACCAACCAAGGCGTACCCCCAGCCACCCTACAAAGTCTCACGTTGTTAGAACAACAGTTGACGGTAGAGAGAAAACCATACGCTTTGGTGAGCAAGGTGCAAAAACTAATCGCAGTGCTAAGCAACGTAAAGCTTTTAAGGATAGACACGCTAAGAACATTGCTAAGGGTAGATCATCCGCAGCTTGGTGGGCTAACAAGGTAAAATGGAAAGCTTAACATGAACGAACGTAATTACCGTAAAGAATATGATAACTACCACAAGAAACCTGAGCAACGAAAACGAAATGATGCTCGAAAGCAAGCTAGACGCAACATGAAAAAGAAATATGGCGGGCTTGCTATTAAAGGTAAAGATATAGATCATAAAGACCGCAACCCACTCAACAATTCAACAGGTAATCTTCGCATCGCAAGTGTGAAGAAAAACAGGAGTCGTAATGGATAAGATGCCAGAGCAGTTAAAGGACTTCCGTAACTTTATGTACCTTGTTTGGAAGCACTTAAACCTGCCTGATCCAACTCCAGTCCAGTATGATATGGCTGAGTACATTCAAACGTGTCCTCGAAGAGCCATTATCGAAGCCTTCCGTGGCGTGGGTAAGTCCTACATCACGGCAGCATTTGTCGTGCACCAATTACTTCTTGATCCCCAAAAGAAGTTTATGGTGGTGTCAGCATCTAAACAAAGAGCTGACGATTTCTCGACATTTACACAACGTCTAATCTTAGAACTCCCAATATGCCAACATCTCATAGCTACAAGTGAGCAAAGGTGGAGTAAGATTGCGTTTGACGTAAGACCTGCGCTGGCTAGTGGTAGCCCCTCTGTTAAATCAGTAGGTATCACTGGTCAGCTTACAGGCAGTCGTGCCGACATCATAATTGCCGATGACATCGAAGTACCTAACAACTCCATGACTCAGATGATGAGAGAGAAGTTGGGCGAAGCTGTTAAGGAATTTGATGCGGTACTGAAACCTGAAGGTAAAATACTCTATTTGGGTACACCACAGTGTGAAATGAGTCTCTATAACACTCTCACAGAGCGTGGATACCAAATGAGGGTCTGGACAGCTCGCTACCCTAGCGTAGAAGCTTCGGAGAAGGCGTATGGAGCACGTTTAGCACCTATGCTATACAATGCCATAGCCTCCGCAGACACGCCCTTAGACGGGCAGCCAGTCGATCCTAAGCGATTTGACGATGATGACCTCCTAGAACGTGAACTATCTTATGGTAGATCAGGGTTTGCACTACAGTTTATGCTCGATACGTCCATGAGTGACACTGATAGATACCCCCTGAAGCTCTCAGACCTCATGGTTATGTCAGTAGACAATGACAAAGCCCCTGAGAAGCTCGTGTATGGCGTTATGAAGGAGATTAAAGACCTCCCTAACGTGGGATTATCGGGTGATAAGTTCTACGCACCTGAAGCCACTCTGGGCGACTACGTGGATTATGACGGATCAGTCTTAGTCATTGACCCCTCTGGTCGTGGTCAGGATGAAACAGCCTATGCTGTCGTTAAGATGCTCAACGGTTACTTATATGTAGCTGATTGTGCAGGTATAGCAGGTGGCTACAGTGAGGCTACGTTGTCTGGTCTTGCCCGTATAGCAAAGAAACATAAGGTCAACACAGTGCTCATCGAGAGTAACTTTGGTGATGGTATGTTTACTGAGCTAATCAAGCCTATATTAAAGAAGATATATCCAGTTACTACAGAGGAAGTGAGACACAGCAAGCAGAAAGAGTTGCGTATCATTGATACACTTGAGCCAGTAATGAACCAGCACAAGTTAATCATTGATCCAAAAGTTATACAACATGACTTTGATAGTGTCCAACACCATCCTCCTGAGAAAGCTCAGAGATATATGCTCACTTATCAGATGACTCGTGTCACTAAGACTCGTGGCGCTCTTGCCCATGACGATAGACTCGATGCACTGGCTATGGGTGTTGCATATTGGGTCGAACAGATGGCTGCTGATGTGGATGAAGAGATGAAAGAGCGAAAGCACCAGTTGTTAATGGATCATCTTCACGATTTTGAAAGCGGTTACAATGTGAACAGACGACAAAGGAGCAATACATGGATATGAACCTAGTACCAATGGTACGCCTCACATGGCAGGACGCTCAAGACTCTGACGGGTCTTGGACGGATATTGATGACATATTAAAACATGATATGGCTATCTGTCAGGAAGTTGGCTGGCTTGTCCTTAATAATGAAGAAAAAGTAATCATCATGCGCTCTCGAATTGTAGCAGAAGAACTACAAGAGGGCGGTGCTTACATTGCTATCCCACAATCGTGGGTATTAAACATAGAAGAGCTTATTGTAAATGAAGATACTACTAACAGCTTGTTTAACCCTAGTGCCTACTCTCTTACTAGCCAGTGAAGCTACTGTAGGAGACTTTGGGACTAACCAACAAGCAGAGACTATAACAACTACAACCGAAACTACCGTAAACCAAGAGGGTATGCCAGTAACTACTGCTGTAGCTCCTTCCACCCCCACATACCAAACAGATACCTGTATAATTACGTCAGGTACGGGTATGCAGACCCTTCAGATAGGCTTTAGTACGTCTAAGATGAAGGTAGATAAGAACTGTGAGCGTCTAAAGCTCTCACGACAGCTATCTAGCTTGGGTTTAAAGGTGGCAGCTACCAGTATTATGTGTCAAGACCCAAGGGTCTGGTGGGCTATGCGTAATGCACAGACCCCTTGCCCCATTAAAGGACTCATTGGAGATGAAGCACTTGAATACTATAGTAACAACCCTGAGTTTGTCCCTGTTGCTCCTGTTATTACTACCAAAGACAGTGAGTGCACAGGAAAACGACTTCGATATGACAGCTTTAAGAAACGCCACATCTACGATAACGACTGTAATAAACAGTAACATGCAAGAGTACATCCAATGGACTACTCAATCCATGCTAGATGGTAACACAATCATCTATAACAACGATGATGGCACTAGCTACGAGCTGACACCAGAACAGATGGACACATTTAATGCTGCCTATGCTGATGGTTTAGCAAACAGTACCCCAGAGGCTCTCACAGCCGTTCTACTGAACGATATGATTGACGTAGAGCAGGGTACATATGATGAGGAGAAAGAGTCCCTGATCGAAGCAGCGAGCGAGATAGCGGCTGTCACCAGCATAGCTGAGATGATTGTCGATGGTGATCAGCAAACTAAGATCAATGCAGAGGCTTATGCAACTGAGAATGATTTACGGGCTATTAAAGAGTCTAGTCGTCAGCAGTTCAACACCAGCATTGATGGTATGCTAGAAGCCAGTCTGACTAAGAACATGATCGAAGGTTACGCTCAGGACAGCTTTGTTATAGACACTATAGCTGCTTCATTTATGAACACTAACACAGTGATGGACTTCTTTACCAACACTTCAGTCTCCATTGATGAATTAATGCCCAGACAGCTCAACCTAGACTGGAACGATCACAACGTGGGTGTAGAGAGTGCTATGTACTACCTGTACTCTAATGACTCACAACAAGACATGGAGATGATATTACGATGACCCCTAAAGACGTAGCTTTATGGTTAGGATTAGCCAGTACAATAGGCGGTGTAGCCGTAGGGTATGGAACATTAACAGAGAAAGTAGCAGCGCTGGAGGCAGACACAAACGCTAGTCTGCTAGAAGCTAGATTAACTAAACTAGAAGTGAGAATAGAAGACAATGACATTGGAAGAATTGGAAAAGAAATTGAAACAGTCAGAGGACAAGTTACAAGGCTTTCTGACAAAGTTGGAGCAATCAGTGTGCCGTCTACGGATCAGATTAAAGAAGACGTCCGAGTCCTTCAAACAGAAGTGGACAACCTTGAAGGTAGACTTGAAGACCTTAGTGTCCAACTTAAAGAAGTAGGAAACAAGGGGAAGAACCCCTTGCTCTAAGTGCTTGATATTAGGGGGTGGTTTCTAAACTTCCCCTTAAGACTAAGCCCCCTTTGATATACTATAGTATATATAGGGTTCTTAGGAGCCTGTAAGGTATCCTATGAGCCTGTTAGGAATCTATCTCAACTCCCTTGGAGGTGATCCGTAGATACCCCTTAGACACCTGAAGGTTCGTTCCCTCCCTCGCTACCTTTCCTTTAGGTGTCTTTAGGGGACTTTAGGGTTCAGCCACTCAGCCCCATTTTGAAGCAAAAATCTGAGATGGTATATCGCTATGCGGCTGGCGATTTTACCCCCTTGTGCGTTTTTTGGGCAACGTGTGGCTATACTATGGACGATTTTAATGCCACAATGAATGCCACCAAC